CCCTTCTCTTGTTGAAACGGCAGGGCATGCACTGACCGCAGCCAAATGCATGCCCGGCTTTGACGTATGGGTTTGAGCAGTTCACTTACATCCTGAAGCCAATTCTCATTGGCCGCAGCCTCCGAGTTTTGAACCCACGACCGCGACGACGCATTGAACGACGACCGCGGAATGAACGTCTACGTGAACGGAAACGTGGCATTGATTTGCCCTTCTCTTGGTTGAACGCACTGCACTAAAACAGTTCAGCGGGCGCGGTCCCGAAGGCGCTCATGAAGATACCGATAAGGACGCCCAGGACTGTCACGCCAGCGGGAATAAGTGTTGTAAAGATCAGCACCCACAATGCTAGGTCCGATAACGTACTTCGATATTGGGTTGTCTTCTCCATAGCGATCCTCGAACGATTGCATGTTGCTGAAATTGGGGTCGATAGCGATAGAAGCTCCACCGAATTTAAGACCCGTCATTAACTCGGGGTCCGTCATTTTGTGCTTTGGATCATTAAGTGCCTGTGGTGGAGGAGGTACTTGAGCCTTGTTATTCAATTGTCTGATTTGGGCTCTGAGCATTTCATTCTGAAGACCCTGATTCTCGAGAGAGAGCGCCGCAGCTTTAGTTGTAACATCGGCTTTAGTGTCGGCAGACAAAGCGGCGCCTGCGGCTCTGCCAAGGTTCTGACCGATATCAGCGAAGTTCGTGTCGCCAACTTGGACCGGCGAAAAGCTGTGTGTTTGAGCGCCAAGAGCGTAGAGCGGATGTATTCCACTTCTCTTCGCGTCCTTAACTTTCCAGCCAATGCCTTGTTGGGCGAATTCTTTTTGTAGTGCGATGTTTTTATCAGCGGTTTCTTGACTGTTCTTTCTGTCAAAGAAGCCTCCTATGAGTGAGCCCGCGGCTCCTACGAGCGCGGGGGCGAGTGCTGCTAGCATTTGATATTGCTCCATTGATTGCGTTTACGATGGAACGCACGTGAGCCTTTACCTGTACGCTTGTATGCGAACATGACTTCTCGACGCTGTTTGCGACGGATGCAGGGAGCTACCTGCTTGGGCACCGCGAAAGCGTTAGAGCGTCCGTGCCAAGCTCTAATGGCTTTCCCGAACCGATCCGCCAGCGGCGGTGCCATAATGCGACGTGCATTGACGTTGATTGCGGGAGCAGGGCGAGCTTTTTGTAGGGGATGCCATTCACGGCCATCAGAGAGGTCCTGGAGGGCCGTTCTTGGGGGGGGGAGGTAGGGTACTAGCCTGACGGGAGAAAACAGCCCAGAAGACGAATCTGGAGCGATGACAGGGGCATCGCGCTGTTCTCTTCTTCGTCTGGCCATATAACCCGTCAGCCTAGTTAGGGGTTTGGTTAGGTGAGGTGTCACCTAGCCCAGTACATAACAAGAGAGAGTACTGGGCATAGCTGATTTGCGGGGGGTTGGGGTTAACACAGTTGTATAGGGAGGCCTTATAATAAAAAGACCCCCTGGGGTGATCGCCAGGGGGTCAGTATCGACAGCTTCCGTTTGCCCGGGGAGGCTCCGGCCTTAGCTGTTCTTACTTGGCGTCCGGGGATGGACGCAGAGCGTTAATAATTGACTCGGTAATCTTATGCAACTGATCTTCGGAGATGGGGTTAGGCTGTTTGGTTTCCGAAGGGGTAGTGGGTTTTCGATCCTTCGGATCACTCCGCTCTTTTGGTGCGGTTTTTGCGTTCTCCAATCGCTCGTAGTTATCGGTCAGGGGATCACCTTCGAAAACTTCTTCATAAGGTGACGATGGGTCATAATCATCGCCTACGTCGAAGTCATCTGCCTCATCGAAAGTCTCGCGGCCTTGCATTTCTGCGATTTCACGGAGTTTTTCGCTCCGAATCATGTCGCGCATTCTTTCCGCGAGTGTTGGTTGTTTCTTATAGCCTAGAGATGGGTTTCCCTTTTTGGGGTTGCCTACTGATAAGCCATCTTTCTCCCGATATTTGATGCGTTCGCGCGCATCTCGAGAAAATACGGTTTCTTCACGCATCTGTTTTGCCATGGTGCACCTTTAGTAGATGAAGCTGGAGCCGAATTTAGCCACCATTCTGCGTGCTTGAATTGAATGATTGGCCATGATGTAGAGATTATCCTCATCTGCCGTAGGGAAGATGCGGGTAGTTGGATCGCATGTCACGAAGTCATCGTTAAGTGCAGGTTCAGAAGCGAATATGCGAGCCATGTGCCAGTGATTCAGAGTACTTCCTCGGAATTCGCCAGCGATAGTTGATTCGATGCGTCGATATTCGTCGTAGCGATCTTGGAAGCCGAATCCGCCATCGGGGGAAGCGGCTGCTGCATAGACCTCTTTGTTGAGGATTTCTTGCTGGCCGATATGCTGCAGTTCCTTTTGCCAGAAGTCTTCCTTTGCGCGTCTGTTCCACGTCCGAGAGAGACCGTTTGCGTAGATGGTTTTCGGCCTGACTGAGATGAAGGAATAGACGTAGCCGTGCTCTTCAAAGAAGCGGCGGTAACGGTTAGTACGGAGTGCAGATATTCCATGCCCGCGCATCTCTCCGACGGGGTTCGTGCCTTCAGCTGTTTGCAGAACTTCACTAAATTGGACAGTTTGCTTGCCACCTCCGAGATATTCTGGACGCTGGAGACGGGCGTCAGATGATCTGACCCCGAGATAGCGAAGATATTCCGTGTATCTTGAACCATAGCGCGCTCTTGCCTCCTCATAGCGTTGAAGTGCCATTGCTTCACGTAGAACATTAATAGTGACTGCGGATGCATTGGTCAGGTCAGCTTCTAGTTGGGGGTCTGCCCACCGCATTTGCGCGGTAGTACCGGACGCACCTGCTGTACGAGTGACCGAGGCGGATGCCGCGGTGTAGGTGTTAGAACTCGGGTTCGGGTTGGCCCCGGAGATGCCCGAGAACGTTGGTATCGGGTCTGAACCAGCTCCGACGACCGGCGCGGTTGTACCAAGTGGGATAGTGATAGACGGGCCTTTCTGTTCCCATTCGCGAGCGGAGGTAAAGTAATCCTTTTCCCATGCTGCGTTTAGGAGGGCGGTACTTGTGGTGGAGTCGGCTCCTGACGCCACAGACAACGCAACTGGACTGACGAGATCCTGATCTCTGTACCACTCATTGAAAATTGAGGCGTAGCCACGGAAAGGCAAGGCTGACACCTCGATATTGTTGACGCCGGTGGGGACGCCGAGATAGTCAGCGAGGCTGCCCACTGCAGCTCCTGAGCCTCCACCGATAGTAACAGTGGGATACACAGACGTATCCATTCCATCGGGACCTCCTGTGATAAAGTCTTCGAAGTCTTCCCATACCAGTCTATGCGGAACGTACCAGTGATGGATTTTTACGTGTACGGGATGCATTACGGGAGCGAGTAGAGGCATCGTCCGCAGAAGAGCGGACGTTGCATGTTGAATTGTGTCTCCCGGGAGAACTTCCATTAAACCACAGGGAATAAGCTCGCCCATTCGACAAGAGAGAAGTTTGTAGTGAGAGAGAGAGAATTTTGCCCTTTTCATAGGTTTTTCTTTCGGTTGGATTTGTTACGTACCATGGAGAGTAGCCGTTGCCTCTGACCTTCACCGGCATTGATTATCTCCTGCTTAAACGCAAAACTTTTGTGGCCTGACGGCGCATAAGCCGACGCCAGTAAGCGCAACGGGCGCAACTTTTCTTCAGCACGATCGAGCGTGATTTGTGGGGCTTTCTCATCCATTCCGATCCTAACCCGAAGACGGCGACGTAGATATTTGCCAAGCGGCATGCAACGCGACCCATGACGCAAAGACGTAGGAACATCCTCCAAGTCATCGGCATTTGGGTTTTCTAGAATAGTTGAAGCGAGATCATCCATCAGATCAGCACCGATACCGGGCCGATTACTCATGCGACAGAACTCGGGGAAGCGACCTTCTAGCCGGGGATCATCCGGCCTGGTCATTTTTTTAACCACATAGCCAGCAACGTAAGAACTGGTGGCATCACTAAGCTCATCAAGACTAACACGGCCACCTGTGCATTCAGATTGCCATGCATCGCGGACAAGATCACACTGCCAACAGCAAGGACGGTCACGAAGGTGTAAAGTGCTGCCGCGTACACACGAAGGAAAATTGAACAGTGCGAGGTGATAGTGCGGGCGAGATGATACATCTCCGTATTCTCCTACTGCGTAGAACCGAACCCTGTGGGGTGCGATTGCTTTTCTGAAGCGTTTGAGGAAGTCACGCAGGTGATACGGATTTAGAGAACCATCCTCAGGTAGTTTTTCATCATCGTACGTTAGGGTTACGAAAGTGTTATCTCCGTAGAGGGCGCTTTCTAGCATTAGACGGTGCGCCCACTCCCTTCTCTTGTTGAAACGGCAGGGCATGCACTGACCGCAGCCAAATGCATGCCCGGCTTTGACGTATGGGTTTGAGCAGTTCACTTACATCCTGAAGCCAATTCTCATTGGCCGCAGCCT